CCCGAGGCCAGCAGTTTACCACCTCGGAATGAAGCCACGTCGCGGTGAGGCGTGCTTCACAATTCCGCGCCGCTTCCAAATCTGGCAACGCTGTGTCCGCTTCCAGCCTGCCCGAAAACCGCTAGTCACGAACGCCCGCTTCTGGCCGGATTCCGACCCTGTTGCAGTCCGAGAACAACACGCTGTTTGGGAGCGCGGAGACGCAGCAAATCATCGCTGGCCGATTATTCCGTCAGGTGTCTTAGCAAATTTTCGCGAATAAGCTCGCGATCGAGATCTGTCAAACCAAGCAGCACTCGCACAGGATATGGGTATTCGGATCCGCCCGGCACCACCGGTGCTTTCTCGCCGAACTGGTGCACGCGGGCGACTCGCGCAATGCGACCAGAGAAGCCGATTGCTAGTTGTCTCTCACTCGCTTCGATCTTCATCCAACGCGCCGTGCGCAACTTCATGAACATTGCCGTTCGTTTGATGCGTCCACGCTTGCTGCGCAGCTTTTTGTCACTGTGCCTTACCTTGCGCGATTCGTATCCGGTGCCGTCGGGATTCCTCTGCGCGGCGATGCGAACCTGCTGGCTGCGGCGCAGCTCGCGCGCGATGTCGCGCATCGCCGCGCGTCTGCCAGCGGGCGAGATTCGGGCGAGCAGGGCGCCCGCCCAGTCCTCAAGCGCGCTCAAATTGTCCACGGCTTCCAACCCATGTCATGCCATCGGCTGCCCGGAGCGGTGAGTCGTCGATGTGTTCGATAACTCGATTGCCGTCGGGCCCGGTCGTTACCGCCACTCCTTCCGTCAAAGCCAGTTTGATAGAGAGGTCGGCCGTTGCATGGTTGAGAATGTCCACCTCGAAGGTAATGCCGTGTTCACGTTCGTCTGGGTCCGTCACAAGTTCCGGCTGATTCTTGCGCGCCCATTCGATGAGCGCGACGAAGACGTCATCGGCATCGCCTGCGAAATCCATCACGAGGGCATGCGCCGTGTACCGGTACTCGAACGAGAGCGAGCGTGTACCGGTCGCGACGATTGATCCCTGGTCGATGAACACTGCCAGCTTGTCGGGCTCGACCTCCAAAGATGGGATGGCAGCGACGAGCGCCGTTCGCAGGCTCGCGGGTTTATTCATGGACATTTGCTCTGGCGTCTCGCTGCCGCGCTTCCGTTTGGCACGAAACGATCATATCGACCTTGGCCGCACACGCAGCCCATGCGGCCTTTGCCGTTGTGAGAGCCGCGTCTAGATCACCGTTCGTTCGTGGTGCAATAGCCGGGAGTGTGCAATGGCTCACCGCCGGGCACTCGTTCAATGTAATCGTTGGCGCTGGCGAGAGTGGGGCTTGTGTGCAGGCGCACAACATCATCAGGCAAGCGGGTATCAGCCCACGCGCGAAGCTCGGCGGTTTCATCGATCAATCTCCGGTTCTCGAGCCGAGCTGCCGCCAGTTTCGAGGCGATTGCGTCGTGTGTTCGAGTGAGTTGTATCTGCTGGGTCACTTTATTGGCGGCATCCAAACGTACCCGCTCAAGGGCGCTGTCGCGCTCTGTAATGCGCTTCCGCGCATCGATAAGCTGCCGATTCACACTTGCCAGGTCGGCACGCAGCGCACGCACGTAGGACGCGCCAGCGAGGAGGGCGGCGAGGGTCACCAATGCCGCGATCAGCTTCCCTGCAAGCCTGTTCACGCGGCAACCGCCGCCGTGTCCTTGGCCGCCGCTGCTTCGCGCGCCGCATACCGTTCATAGGCGCGCTCGAGCTTGACGTCATATAGGTTCGCCGCGTAGGTCCGGCCGTTGTATCCCTTCGCGAAAGCGGCCCATTTCGGGGCCCTGAGCGCAGCGATGAGCGCCATGTCAGCCGCGACATAGCGCACGAAGGCATCGAGCTGGCCGGCTTCGTCAGCTTCCATGCGAGCCACGAAATCGTCGACGCTCGCGTAGCCCAAACGCTCCCAGTGGTAACCCATCACCTGAAATGCGCCCCAGCTCGCCGACTCCCAAGCGGCTGCGACGTCGATCAGCTCGGCCGTAGCGAGGCGCGTGTACTCCGCAGCGCCACCCTGATAGCCGCCCGGCGCTTTTGACAGGATATTCGGATGCTTTGCCGACAATGGCGCGGGATCGGCACCGCGTGCCTGGAGCCGCTTCCAAAATATGTGCCGCTCGAACAGGATGACGGGACGACCATTGGCCAGGAAGCCGGTGCCGCGGGATTCGACCTCGATCACGGCGCGCACGCAAGCGATGGGAACGTCGAGCGTTTGCGCTGCTCGCGCGAGATCAGCAGCGCTGAGGTGCTTTGGATCGCGCTGGCCGGCTGCAAGCGCGGCATAGGTCTTTGGCCCGGCTATTCCATCGTCGATGAGCCCGAGCTTTCGCTGAAGGGCGGCAACAGCCGTTTGAGTCGCGTCGTCATAAAGGTGGGTCACTTCCAGGCGGAAGCCGGCGCGGTCCAGCCGGCGTTGTAGCCGGGCAATGTCGTTGCCGTGGTCGCCGAGGCGATGGGTCTTCATTGTCAATCGCTCGAGAGAAGGTGTGCGACGTTGCCGCGCGCGCCGAACACAAACACGGCCAGCAAGACGGCCGCTGCCGCTTCGAAAATGCCGACTTGCCCTAGGCGCAGCGCCAGTTCGATCGCCGACCCGCCCATGACGGCAGATAGGACCCAGGCGGCCCACGACACATGACGCCGATATCGCGCGCCATTTCGTCGGAACGTGAGGATACGAAGGAGCGTCGCGAGGTGTGCGACGCATGCGATAAGAGCAAACGAAGCTGACATGTCACTCCCGGTTTCGAAACATCGAGCGTGGATCCCAGGCTCTTGCCCGCTCGATCATTCGAAGCGTGATGGCGATGACAAGAGCCGCTGCGAAGAACGCCGCCACACCCGTCGATTGGAGCGGCGTGGCGGTGACGATTTCAGGTGCCGCGAGATATCCCATCACGAGCGAGATCAGCATGTAGGCCGCCCGCCGGCCGACGCTGATGTCTTTCGATGTGACGACGACAAGTGCTGCACCGGTGAACGCGCCAATCAGTGCATTGCCATCGATACCCGGCGCAAGGCTGGCAATGCCCACCGTGGTCAACGGCGCGGCGGTTGGAGTGTGCGATCCGGGCATGTATGAAGTACCTTGGGGTCAATCGAACAATTGCAGCAGTGGCTTTATGTTTGTCACGGTTCCGAGAGCCGGCAAGTGGACCGGAGTGCCGACGGGCAGAATCGCGCCGAGGTCTGCTAGGCCGGCGTTCGCCTCGAGGACGGCTTCGACCGTGCCGTCGGTACGTCCATAGTGCCGCCAGCACAGCGAGTCGACCGTGTCCCCCTGTAGCGCTCGCACAATCATGGTCAGATCAGTTCAATCGTTGAGCGCGGGACGCCGCGCATGTCATTCAGCGCCCACCGGACGTTGCGACGCGCCTCGCATATCGTCGCTTCCAGGACTTCTGTGTCGTTGGCACCAGTCTTCGTGATGTCGTAGGCCCGGTACTGCTCAGTCAGGTCGGCGCGGGTCAAGTTGTAGACCGCACGGCGGTACCGCAGCACGTGAGCGCTGACACCGTCTGTCTGATCAGCCGGGACACTCGCAAGATCGGCGTACCCCTGCGCGCATCGCGCCGCTTCCCATGCCCGCACTTCATCGTTGATGCTCGCGATCGCATCGACTGTGGCTAGGCGCAACCCGCTCAAGCGTCACCGTGCCATCGAGACGCATTGCTTCGCGAAGGTCTTTCAGATCGATGTCGGGAAACCATCCGTCGTTCCTAACGATCGTGGCGTTGGCAGGGTGGGCCGATACGGTCGTATCGGCGATCGCAATGAAGCTGCTCATGATCTCCAGGTGCTCAGGGTGGCGGTGGACCGACGCTCGGTTCCCGTTGCCACCAGGTGTAGGGATCGAGCGTCGGTGCCGCCATGCCGGGGAGGGCTCTTTACTGACTGTCGGTTGCGTCGCTCGGACGCTCGACGCCTTCGATCAGCTTCGAAAGCCGATCGATGTCCTTTTTCACGCCGACGCGGTCGTTTAACGACAGCGCTCGTCGCAGATATTCGAGTGCGCGCGGCGGGTCGGTTTCTTGTCGCGCGTAGCCAAGTGCCTTGTAGAGCTTCGCTCGGACCTGATCGTGCATGTCGGCGTGGCCGGTCAGCTCGTCAACGCATTCCAAGGTCCCGGCATCAAACGTCCCTCCCTCCATGAATGCCGAGAGCGCTGCGTCGGCGAACTGCTCAGCGACGAGA